AATATTCTTTTAAAGAAAATTTTGAATCTATTAATGATAATAAACAAGATAGATTATTTTATTTTCCAGAGTTGAATAATGTTAATAAAACTATAGAGGAGAATAAAGATAAAATAATATATGCGGACACATTATTAAATAATGCAAATAATTTATTAAATGATACATCTATGACTACTGTAAAAGATACATATTCAAATAAATTAAATAATTATAAAAATTTAACACAACAATTAAATGAAAATACAGCAACTTATTTAAATAGACCTCGTAATAATAAAAATGTATATGTCACTTCTTTATCTAGCAATAGAGATGCAACATTCAAGGGATTATATAATGACAACAAAAATAATCCATCTATGAATATTATAAATTCCAATGGCCCGTTATTTAGTTATAATGATTGTAAAAATACAGCTTTATTAACTGGAAAAAAATATTTTGGATTAATAGATACTAATAAAGATACCCATTTAGCTAAATGTGTCGCTTCTAATACATTAGTTAATACTTCTAAAAACGGATTTTTTGAAAATAAATGTAAAGTATCTAATAATGATGGATATACTTATGGGGGATCATGGGCAAATGCTATATATCAAATAAATAGTAATGGTAATTTTGATTATAAAGGGTGTTATAGTGATAAAATAAATGAACAAAATATGTATGAAAGAACAATGATTCCGGCTTCTTGGATAGTAAATTGGTTTTCATCTATTGTAAAAGACAATAATTACAAAATATCTGATTTTATTAATGATATAAAAAATAAGAACATAAAATCATTAAAAGAAAATGGATTATATAGAACAGTATATTCTGCCGGTAATTATAATACTGACCCTTGGAATGTAAATTTCAAAGATAACAAAGCAAAATGGATATGGTATACCCAAAATGCTAAATCTGATGCACCAGTTAATAATGAAACTGACCCGAAATTAATATTTGGAGCATATTTAGGGCCACCTAGTCAAAGAAATATAATAAATGGAGTTATTAATTGTTGTTGTGATAATTATTGTAAAATAAAAGTGAATGGTTCTCAAACAGATAAGTCTAATACAAGAATGGATGTTAATGGTTGGGGAATTCATACATTTAATGTTTATTTAAATCCTTACCCTAATTTCAATATAATTGAATTATTTGTTATAAATGCGGGTGGTCCAGCTGGTGTTATTTTATCTATTTTTGATAATGATAATAAAGTTATATGTAGAACAACTCCTAATTATAATGAAAGTTCAGAAGTAGGTGGATCATGCATTTGGTTATATAGTCCAGACTTTTCTACAGTTCAAATTCCAGGAAAAACTGACTATACAGTTACAACATGCGGTGAATATGCAAAAAAACTTGGTTATCAATATATTGGATTACAATATAAACAATCAAGTGGAGCACAATGTTTTGTATCAAATAATTTAGAAGAATCAACAAAATTTGGTTCTTTAGAAGGTTCTATTAATTATGATAATAAACAATATGGAAATGGTTCAACAAATGCTGTTTATCAATTAAATAATACAGCAAATTCTTCTTTACTTGGTTCAGTTGGATATATAGATGAAGATAATAAGTTATTCAAATATCCCAATTCAATGATTTCTTATGCCAATACATATACACCATTAAACGGATATAGTAGTAATACTAATATTTCTTTTCCTGGAACATTAAATGCTTGCAAAGAAAGATGTAATGCAGATATTAATTGTAATGGATTTAGTTATTCTACCCGTACAAATACAGGATATTTTTCAAATAAAAACAATAAAGTATTTGGTTATCGTAATTTATCTGAACCATTAGTAAAAACTACAAGTGATTATACATTATATATGAGAGATCCTAAAATAAATAATGATAAAAGTTGTAGTAAACAAATTAATAATATATCAGCAGATGATTGGAGTAGTTATTTAAGTCTTAATAGTAATGATCCTATAAGTGAAATGACTCCACTGACAAAATGCGGTTTATATAAATCAAATCAACAAATAAAACAAGAATTAGATATAGTAAATGAACGATTAAATAAAGACTATGAAAATTTACTTAATAATACTACAAATGTAATAAATGTCAATAATAATTTACATTCACAGGTAAATGAAGATCAAAATATTATAAAAGAAGGCTCTTCTTTATATGATCAAATAGATGATAAATATACATATATGGTTGATAATAATAATTTGAATAATATATTGGATAATAGTAATGTAGTAATAAAACAATCACAATATTATTATATTATTTGGATTATTTTAATTTTATTAATAATAATTGGAGTTATTATAATCTTAAGAAGAATATAATTATATTCTCTTAATTTATAATATGACAGACTGTTCAAAATATAATAAATTAGATACATGTCCATCACCTCCAATTTGTCAATGGTTAAACAATAAATGTAAAAGTTATAATTTAGCTGATTTAAATAATTCATTTGCTTTTAATGTTACAGAATCTTTTAAAACTATGCAAACATATGATAGTTCGGAATTAATAGATGGTGTTCAAAATACGTTAGAAAATATTAAAAAAATACAATCATTAGAAAGAGATATATATGAGAAATTATTACAATTTGATACATCTCAACAACCATCTTCACAAGAATCTCGCAACTTAATGAATGAATTAAAAAATTTATCTAATATTAAAATTAATCTATATGATTCTATTAAAGATATATACGATATTTCAGTTGATACAATGACTTATACACAACAAACTGTTAAAGAACAATTAGCAGCAATAAAAATAGTAGAAAAAGAGTTACAACATTCTGCGAAACGAATAAATGAACTAAATGATAATAATATAAATAAAATGAGAATGATAGAAATTAATAAATATTATGAAGACAAATATAATAATCACGCTGGATTTGTTAAATATTTAATCATATTTATTGTTATATTATTATTTATTTACATTTTAAATAAAAGATTACTCATTAATGACAATATTTATAAAATACTTTTATTTATAGTTATTCTAATCGGAATTATTATATTAAGTAGATATTATTATAAAATGATGTTCCGAAGCAATATGGAATATCAAGAATATGTTTTTCCTTATGCGAATGTTGTTGGATCTACTGGAAAAGATTCAGATATTATAAATCCATGGGAAAATCCGATGCAATTTTGTTCAAATAATGTATAATTATATTATATGTCTTATTCTGAATTACAAAGTCAAGAATTAAATGCTCAAATTGAAAAAATAAATAATTTAGTATCCAAATATGTAGGTGAAATTCAAATATTAAATAATGATAAACCTATTGCAGATTGTATTCCCGGAACATTATGTTATGCACAAAAAATAACAGAGGAGTTGCGAGATGAATATCTTGCAGCATTAGAAAAAGTAAAAAATTCTCCTAATGAATTGAGAGAAGCAGAAAAAAACTATATTACTAATACACAAGGAGATTATGGTTATCATCAATTATTACTTCAAAGAGCTACTAAAATAGCAAATGATGAAGCTATTAATTTATTTAATAAATTTACAGATACATTAAATGAAACACAGTATATTATTGAAACTCTAAATACTAATTATAGTAGTAATGTATATTTATCTGATATTTTTGAACAAACAACTGCAAATAATGCAAATTTACAAGATGCTATTAGTAATACAAATGCAGATAATATAACAAAAAATAGAAAAAGTTATTATGAACAAGAAGAATATAATACTTTGAAAAGATGGTATTTATTTTGGTTCTATGTTTATATATTTTTATTATTGATATTTGCATTGGCTATATTTTTAACATATAGTGATTATTCATTTATGAGTAAATTAGGATTTTTAACTTTATTTATATTATACTTATTTGGAATAAAATATATAATAATTGGAATAGTTAACATTTATAACTTTTCTACAAATCTATTTCCTAAAAATATTTATTTGAATATATAAATTATAAAAAATAATTTAATTTTTTATAATTAAAATGCTTATACCAGAAAAAAATTAAAATGTCCCATTTTATGTATTCAAGGGTTTAAATAGCATCCAACTCATCAATATCATCTTCTGCATTCATCTTATCATTCATTCTAACCATTACTAAATTATCCCAATGTCCATCTTTATTTGCTTTACCATATTTATCAATAATATATTCTTTAATCTCATTCAATTTCGGCATCTTTTCTTTTGGAGCATTCAATTCATACCATATCTTAAATTCTGAATACACATCCATAATTTTTAATATAGTGTTTGGAACTTTATTATCAAATCTTATCTTTTCTTTCACGAAACAACAAATATAATCGCTCTCCATACGATATCTATCTGTTCTATTTTTAACAACATTACAGTTAGAAATTTTACCTTGATTATCAAACGCATATCTTACCAACATTCCTGCAAATGTTTCAATCCATTTTTTCATGTTATCTTTCAAATTTTTATTTTTTGGTAATTGATGAGGATATATTTCTGTGCTATACATACCTTGTTCTTCTGGTTCAATAAATTTTGCTTTAAAATCGCATACACGAATACGCCTCCATGTTCCATCATCATGGCTTGATATTTCAAATAATGTATTTGTGCATACCACCAAATGAAACTGAATATTAAATGTTTGTGTTTCATGATATAAAGCTCTTCCTGAAATAGTAGAATCACCAGTTAATTGTTTCATAATACCTTCATTAATTCTATCTCCCTTTTTAGGTTCAGCCATTACAGCATATCTTATTCCTTTTAATTGAATAATCTCAGAAGAAGTCGCACCAATTCCTGGTCTTTTATCTGTAATTAAAGATACTGGAACACTTCCTGAATATTCTCCCAATGTCATAAACATTAAATCGGTCAACATTGATTTACCATTACTACCTCGTCCATGATAAATATTAAATGTCTGATTTAAGTTCTCTCCAATCAATACTGAAGATAAATGATCCCACATATATTGATTCAAAGAAGGATCAGGAAATAAATCTCTCATAAACTGTTTAATTTCTGTTGATGTTTCATTATCTTCATTATATTCTTTATAATTAATATTAGTGCACTTTGTAATATAATCAGTAGGAACACCATCTCTAAATATTTTATTTTTCAAATCAACAACTCCATTTTTGAAACAAATCAACCAAGGATTTGTATCAATATTTTTATCAAATTCTGAATCAAAGAATATTTCAGCAGCTTCCCTCATAATATTATTTTTATCAGATGTTTTCTTTAACATATTCATTACATCTGCTATTTTTCCTATCTTCTTTTTAATAGCTTCCTGTTTATTATCATCTGCTTCTTTACTTATTCCATCTTCAATTAATCTATTTAATTTCTTTTGATAAATTCCATGCATATGTGTTGAAATAGTCATACGAAGAGTTTGTCCGCGATCCAATTCCCAACGATGATTTCTAAAAATATACCATGTTTTAGTTTGAATAGAACTACAAACATATTTATCTTTATACATTTGATAAAGAACAGTTGCAAGATCAAAATCACTTGGTTTATCAATTGTATAATTTACATAATATTCACATGTTTCTAATTTTACTCTTTCATATTCTTCTCTATTATTTCCTTTTGCCCAATACATAATTGAACGAATTGTTAATCCATTTTCTCTCTCTTTATAATATAAATTCCACCTTTTAAATAAAGTTGGAATAGTTCCATAATCAAAATCAGAAGCCTTACTTCTTAACATAACCCAAGAAAGAAACAATCTTTCATCTGTATGTTTTAAAGCTAACGCCACCTGTGTATTAAAAACATGAGAACCTGGTTCATAAAATTTTT